CTCTTCATCAACTTTTCCGTTGGTGGTGTATCGAGCAACAACATCAGCTACCGCTGTACCTAGATTTACAACTTCTTTTTGTTCTTGCGGCAAGTAGTTTTCTAGTTGAGTTATATAAGCGTCATACTCTTCTAAAGCTTTTGTTCGTGCGTCCGGGCTCATTGGCATATTTTCAAGTTTTTCTGAATATGCCGCCCTAACTGAACGCCTCGCTGCTATTTCTTCGGGTATAGCTTTTAACAATTCATCACGTTCTTGCGCTATCTCACCTAGTCTACGATCTCTATCTGCACCTGTTGACTTAGTGGTACTTAACAACCCGTCTTCTTCAGTAAAGTTATTTCGTAAATTAGTAAGTAAATTCTTGTTTTTAGTTTGGAATCTGCCTTTATCGCTGCTTATAAACGGGTTCATGCCTGGTCGAACCCCATAAGTAGCCATGTCTGCTTGAGTTAAAGCAAACCGACCTTCTAAAGGATCTGTAATCAAATCATCGGTGCCAAGGAACTCCTCTGAGGGGTCGCGTGTATCACCTTGCGGAGCAAACGCTGCAGGGTCTATATTAAGCTCCTCTAGTAGAAGTTTTCTGCCCTCTGGATCATTCTCTGTTTCAATAAGCCTTTTACTAACGCCTCGAAGTAATCCAGCATTACCGATTGACATGACTCTTTCAGTAACGGCTTGCTCTACTGCTCTTTCTTCTTGAGCAGCCCTTTGTTTACCTCGCAATATCGAAGCTGCATAAGCACTTAGATCTAATTTATCGGTGTCAACATTTTGAAGGGTGCCTTTCCTATAAGCTGAGTCAACTGCTGCACGTATATCTTCAGGGGTCATCTGTATGACTACATCGTCATCGTCATCTGTTCCATTCGCAGTAGCAGGTGCCAAGCCTGGAGAAGAATTGTCTTTGCGCCTTAATAAAACGCTACGATTACCAGTAGCCCTATCAAGATCAAACCCGACTATTTCCATATCTTTCAAGCCGTCTTGGGTCTCTGCTATTAACGCTGCTGTATTAGTGTTTAAGTAATCTATAATTCTGTTGCGATTAACAAACGTGCCATCCGATTTCGTGCCAAAAAATTTGTCAGAGAACCCCGAAGCGTCATCATTAAGATTTCCTGTTCTTAAATCTGTTTCAGCCTGATTAGTAGCCGCTAGTATTGTGTTCTTCTGATCTTCTTTTGACATATCAAAGGCTAGTCGCTCCTGACCTGTCTCAGCTATCATCCTATTAGTAGCAGCCGTACTCTGGTCTACTTTTAGATTTGCATCAAACTGGCGTTTTGCTTCTTTAGCAGCCCTTTCTTGCTGCTCAAAAACTTTATCTTCATACGCCCTGGCAAGATCGAACTGGCGTTTTTTCTCTTCTAAACTGCGCTCGTCAAGGTCTAAAACACGTTGTCTGTACTGATTGTCGAAGCGATCTTGGTTCATCTGACGAACCGTTTGAAATGCTCCTAAAAAACTTTGTCCTGCAGTTGCCATAACGAGTTCCTATATAGCCAGAGCCAAAATAGCAGTAGAAGCAAGGCTACCTATGGTTGAGTAAGTTTGGGCCTTAGACTGCGCTTTAGCATTTTCAAAAGCACGTTGCCTAGCAGCAGCATTACTTGCAGCACTTTGCATTCCAGCTAACGAGCTACGATTTAACCCCTGACCAATGTTTATTAAATCAGCTAGGGTTCTTTGATTAGCTTCTCTTTGAGCAATACGGGCATCAGCTAAGGCTTGGATACTGCCTAAAGTAGTATTACGTTGTAGACCCCTAGACTGTTCCCGCATCTGAGCAGGCGTTAACTGTACGCCAAAACGACTAGCATTACGATCTGCTAAACCACTCGCCAACTGTCCAGCTATCTCACTATCCTCACGAGCCGCATCTATCAAAGATGTATCTGTTGAAGCTTGTTGTATTAGATCTTCTTCAAACTGCCCAAAGTTATTTACGAAGTCTAAATACTGCTGACGAGTTATATCTGCAAAAGTTTGTTCTGGATCGTCTACTTGAGGAAGTGAGCCCAAGCTGCTAGTAGAGTTACTAAAATTAGTATTCCCAAGAAACTCATCACTGTCCATCCCAAGAACATTTCTCCTTTTTCTATTTCCGTATCCAATGCTCATTAACCGCCACCTCCAAAAGGACTAAACGGGTTGTTAGGATTGCTTAACGTACCTGAGTAATTAAGCCTGTTGACAAATCCAAGTGCTCTTTGACCCTTTGAATTAACAGGAGCAAAGAACGTACCTCTTGCAGGGGCTGCTCCCGGTCCTTGTGACGGATTACCCGTTGGAAGACCTGAATTAGGGTCAGTTGTCATTGAGCCCTGAGTTGACATGTTGCTTATGCCTTGAGCTAACAAGCTACCAGCTACTTGACCGGCTGCAGCATCACGAGCCATTCTAACCTGTTGCCTAGCCGCCGCACGATTTAACAAATTACTCGTTTCTAAATTGGCAGCACTTGCCAAGCCCGAAGATGCGTCAGCTGCCTGCCCACGAGCAGTACCCAACACGTTTACTTTTGCTTGGTTTTCTATCTGTTTACCTTTAGCGCCAGCCATACCTAACTGGCCTTGCAAAGCTTGAGATACTCCACTAGACGCATCTAAATCTTGTGTTTGAGAAAAAGTAAGATTACTAGTTAAAGCTTGCATCGTATCTGCGTTAGCTCTGCCCCTTAATTGTCTAGTAGGGTCAGTGCTTTTAGAAGCCTCGCGCATCGTTTGAAGTAAAGGATCATACAACTCCTTAAAACGATCATGATCAGCTTTTGCAACTGAAGCAGAAATCTTTTCGGCTTCACTAGCTTTATATTCTGACGCTTTTGGCTTACTGCCCATCCTGTACCTCTAATCTATATACTACGTGATCTTTTACCCAACCTGCGTTTACTAAAATGGTTTCCATCTTAGAAACATTAGTTCTTACCTCAAGAGCTTCATATCCAGATTCTGCAGCCACCTGTCTAAAAAACGGATAATACCTAAGAACATTTTTATTACCCTTCTCATTAGCCCAAGCCAACCAGACCAAAAAAGTTTTGCCCCCCGTGTAAGGATCGACTTCCGTGGTCGAGATAACAAAACCTTCAGGCGTTTTCCAATAAAGAGCTTGTCCTGATACAACTTCTGCATATACGTCTTCAGGTCGGTAAGACAAAGAAGGATTAGCTCGTAAAATGACACCGATGCCATCCCTAACGTAATCCCAATCTTCACGAATATTACCAATAAACGGTCTATCATCGTTTTGAGTATTTTGTGCGTGTAAGTCTATAACTTGGCCCTGTTCCACTGTACCTCACCTTTCTAGCTACTCTTGAAGCAGACTGCCTACCGCGCTTTTCTGCTTCCCTTATACCCTCATTAAATAAAGATCCATAAATCTGAGCGCCCGTGTAGTCAGTCCACTCTCGCCCAGGAAGCCTTAATAATCTAAAGATAGTTCCGTTGATTATAGTGTCTCTGTAATCATTCATTACGTCATCATCACAAGATGTCGCAGTATGAGTAGGCTTGAGTGCTACCCTAAGTAATAAACCAGACGCTTTTGTCTCATTAGGAACTGGAGCAATATAAAACAAAGAAGGAGACTGCTTTACAAAATACTCTGGTCTGCCTTCGTAACCAGACTGCCGCCACTTAGGTTTACGTTGTTCTAGCAAAGGATTAGTAATTGCCTCTAAATCCTCACCGTCATAAGTCATCCATATAATCTTATGTACGGATGTACCCGATGGTGGCTCCAAATCATACTCAAATATGTTTTGCACAGTAGTAACAGGATCTAACTCCTGTTGATATACCTCAGTCTTTTCACACAGCTCTATCGTAGCGGAACGAATATTCTGCTCTATAAGAGTGTCTGTACACCCAGGAACTACAGGTATGATTTCAGGTAGTAGCGACTCAAAAGAGGCCATTAACTATTACCCCATTTGCTGTTGAGAAGGCAGCGTTACATTATTGGGTAGATCAGAGTTTGGTGACGTTACAATATCAATCTGCCCTTTACCTGTTACAGAGTTTATAAACAGATTGTAGTGTGTGCTGGCTCTCTGAGCGTTACCTGCATATTCTGCGTCTTTTGTATAAGCCCTAAACAAAGTGTAATCCGCTACTGCGTTAGCAAATATGTCTGGGATGCTTAGGTTGCCATTTTGAGCAACCGTTGTCGGATTAGCTGAGTAAACAACTTCAGCGTATGCGTTTCCCGATATACCCGGATAAACATAATAGACACGAGGGTTTTGCTCATCGTAAATATAGTGCTTAACAGTGTCAGTGTGTGCTGCATCCGTACCAGAAGATGCAGTCGCATCATGCCAGTTAGGAGTTTGGGCATCTAACACTTCACGGGATACCAGCCTGATTGCTCTTTTCCCTGACGCACCACCAGAAGTATCAGACATGTTTCTAACAACTCTAAGAAGACGATTGCCATCAGTTGGAATAGTCTGTCGAGTACCCGTTACTAACTGGACATTAGCAGTTGTGGCGCTCGAATCAGGCTTTAGTAATGCTATTTCTCTTTGAGCGTCATTTACAAAAAGAACTAACTCACCAACAACAGGCCACCGTATACCAGTGGTATCCTGCAAGGTCGCTTGAACTCTATCGATAACACTCTGTACGGTTACAGTCATATCTTACAAACCTCTATTTGTTCAGGGCTTCCTGCCAAGCGGCTTCACGTTCATCAGCTGGAACAGTGTAGCCCATTACTTTGTTTATAACGGTTGCTTTTACGCCTCCGTTAGCCTTGAAGTTTTTAGGGTCGCCCCCCTCAATAATTTTTACTAGCTCATCGACAAGGTTCTTTTCTTCTTCTTCTGGTGCTTCTCCACCTTCCCAGGCTTCATTAACATCAGGAGTAGAAGGGTCATCAGCAACATAGTGACCGTCCTCATTGCGAGCTCTTTTTGGGGTTTCCGAAACAGAACCATCAGACGTTCTAGCCCCCATTTGCAAGGCTATTAAACCAATCTCATCTGCGACTTCTCTTTCTTGACCTGGCTGAAGTAGTATTACGGCTCCAGTCAAGGTCGCAATCCTAAGTTCTGTATCAGAAATTATCTTCATCGTTAGTACCCTTTCTTCATCATTTTTCTGGCTTTGCTACGAGTTGGATAAGGAGACTTTGCCTTCTTAACACCCGTTTTTTTCTTACCGTTTTTCTTCATTCCGTACATTAGGCCTCCTCAATCTTGTACCGTTTGTTATTCCAAGTGAATGTCTTTTTCGGTTTTTTACCGTCTTTGACTAATTTTTTGTTATTCCTTTTTGCTTCGGCAAAAGCAGCCCTAAAACTTTTTGCTGCAGGGCTTTGTTTTGCAAAAGTCTTGTAATCACCGCCTTTTGTTTTAGTAACTTTAGTAACCTTACTACCCGTTGCTGCAACGCCTTCTTTCATACGTTTTTTAGAAGGGTTAGTAAGTTTACTTTTATCGGCTTTAGGAGCTTTAGGTTTACCAAATTGAGACCCAATAGGGTTGCGCTCTACTTTAGTAAATCGAGAAGCTGCAGGTCTAGAAGATACTTTTGCTTTAGCGGCTGCTCTACGTGCTGCAGGGCTATTACCACCCCTTTTACGCTCAGCAGTAGTCTGCCTCTTTACCTTCCTATCTCGCATTCTTCTTCTTGAATAGTGCATGTTAGTAGTACCCCCTAAAAGAGCCCCCTCCGAAGAGGGGGCATCAGTTCTAGATCACAAAGAGATACATAGTGATCGTACCTGAAGTAGCTCCTGTTTGAGGAGCAACTTGAACAGTTACATCAATCGTATCGTCAGCAGTAAAAGCAACAGGTGCGGTTGCAGTTGAACCGTGTGTTGCGTTACCGATTGCGAATGAACTAGCAGTACCGCCGCCTTGACCAATGGTAGACCCATCGATTAAAGAAGCAGCTGCACCGCCGTAGCCAACATCGAGAACAATCGCTGGAGATCCGCCAGTGTCTAGGTCAGTCGTAGTAAGAACTACGCCTACAACCGTTTCACCTTTGAAAACATCCAACATCTGTACGATATCGGAACCTGCTAAAGCTGCAGTTACGTTGTAAGTAGCTTGTCTTACGCCTAAGTTTCCTGATGGAAAAGGCTTAAAAGAGCTGTTACCCGATACTGCGCCAGAAGTTAAAGTAGCCATCTAATATATCCTCCTGCCCTACTGAGCTGTATCAAGTGCGATTACGCCGAAGTCCTGAACGCTACTGTTGTAGTCGCTGTTGTACTTAGGCTTCCTAAGACCAAAGATCTTACCGATAGAGATACCAGCTTGGTTCTGATAGTCGAAAGTGTCTTCGACAATCTCAGGATTACCGATATCAGCCATTGCAAGAGCTTGGGCTCCACAGAAAAGAGCTCTCGCCCCAGTTACGTCTGCGTTTGCACCCCACTTGTAGCCAGATGCGCCAGCATTAGAAGAACTACCAGCAAGGGCTCCTTCAGTGCTGAATACGTGACGGAACTCGTGAACCATAACTCCATCAACCATCAACGAGCTTGTACCCGTAAACAATTGATTTTGTGGCCCCCTTGCAGACGCTTGACGCACATTGGTCAAGAAGTCGCTATCGAGTTTTAGATCAGCCATTTGTTGTGGCGTAACAAACAAGTGGAAGACTTCTTCGTTACCCGCACCACGCAAACCACGGATGTAGTTATCTTTTGCGTAAGCTTTTAGGTTAACGATATCTCGATAAGCAATCTTATCGGTAGCTGCCACAGCTGTTGTATCACCAGTTTCTAGAGTTGAAGTACCGCCAGATACGTCTACTCGCAGGTGCCTAGCTGAAGTAGGAGCAGATACATCAGAAGCAAACTCCAAGTCATTCAACTCATGTCCGCTAGTGCCTGAAGTATTTCTCAGAGCTCCGTTTGTTTTGAGAGTGTAAGAGATTCCAGAAAGCGTTAAGAACGCTAGCTGATCCATACGATCTGCCATTGCATACGCAAGAGCGTCACGAGAGTTTTCTCTAAAGTTTACGACTGACTTCTGATCGGCCAATCTGCCAGAGATTCTATTTGCGAATCTTAGCTGATCTAGCTCGATGGTAATGTCAAAGGCTCTTAGCGCCTCTTCGTTACCTTCCAAAGTGTTATCGCCCGTAACACCATCTCCTGTCATGTCTGCTAATAGCGTAATGACAGCTTTGGTGCCTTTCTCATTTTTTGTCAGTTCAGTTATTCGCTGAACCATTGCATTTTGACCAGTTCCAGCAAACTGGTTAATAAAAGACATGTTGCGAGCAACCTGCCAAAAGTCCCGGCTCCAAGCGGTTAGCTGGTTTGAAGTCAGGGACGCAAAGTTAGTAAGAGCCATTAAGGTTCTCCTTTATGCGTTTAAATTTCAGTTCCACAGCCGACTTTTGGATCGGCTAATCCGTACCCCTGTATCGTAGAGTGACGTATTAGCGATTATTTACGAGGTTCGACCTCGACAGGTTTTACGCCTTTGTAGGCGAATACGCGTTTTACGTGTGCGACACGGACTAATATCGTTTAGCCGTACGAAGTTCAGATAGTACTAATGTAAAATAAAATAAACAAGCCCCGTGCTTACGAGCCTTTTTTCCATTTTGTAGAGGAAGATTTAGTTTTACTTGGGCTCCATTTAACGCGATTTGCCCAATATGCAGCACTCATTTTTCCTTTAGCTATATTTTTAGAGTGCCTGGATTTAAATGCTTTTCGTTGACCAACTGTTTGATTAGTTTTAACGCCTTGCTGACCAAAGCGAATTGTCTTTACTTTATCGCCCTCTTTAGCAACAACGATATGCGATTTAGTAGGATGACTAGGCGTTCTTTTTGGCTTATTAAAACCCGAAACACCAGCCCTAGCTAATCTTGGGTCTTTTTTACTCATGCCCACACCTTTGTCTTTTTACCGCCATAGTATTCTACGGCGTGGCCCGTTTTGATCATAAGCTTACAAATATCTAAACCCGTCTCAGAATAAACAATCCCCAGTATCCTGCCAAACTTGCCCCTACCCATAGACGCTATTGTAAAGGTGTTACGACACTGTTCTGCTAAAAACTCTTTAGCAGCCAGCCCAAGCACTTTTTCTGCTTTGTTACGAGTGCGAGACTCAGGTGTATCTATGCCATACAACCTAACTCTTTGGTTGCGCAGCCAAACATCAAAACCAAGATCCAGATCTATATCGATAGTGTCGCCGTCTACAACCTTAACCAGAGTACACTTATAGTTATAAACTTCTTTCTGTTTTGCTTTTGCCATTACGGTCTCCTACTCATATAAGCAGTTGCCCCAAAGTATAGGCCAACAATCGACGCTTGGCTAAGGAACAACATGTCACTAATACTGGCTAAGGTGTCCAAGCGGCTGTCTGGGACAAAAGGAGCAAGAGGCAAAACAGCGAAAACGCACATACTGATAACAGCAACCCAGGCCATCTTTCTTTGCGAGGCTGCTTTGGTTTCTTGTAATTCAAGTTGTAGCATCTCCTGGTGTTTTGCTAACTCATCATCTGTAACCGTTCCATCGCCATCTGCGTCATACCCAGCATATCGTGACTTAGGCTCCAATTTTTTTGCGTTCATAGCGTTCTTCTTTTAGTTCTTCTACCTGTTGCTGTAATTTAGAAACAGCATCTTCTAGTAACTCTATTTTAAGATCCTGTCTACTGTCAGCTGGTAGTGAGCCTAACTCTCCACGGGGCCACTTGATTCGAAACTCGCTGTTTGCCTCTACATCAACTTGTTGTAGATCCATATCGTGCTCAAGGAAAGTAACCCTTTCAGTCAAACCAAAATATGCAAAAGACGCAACAGCAGTTGCAGCTAATAAAG